TTAACTCTAATAATTACTTGTAAGTCTGAATCTGCAAATATTTTATACCCATAGGCAAACTCGGTTGTACTACCATTACCGGAGTAGGAATTTTTTACTGTTGTGCTTGATACTGTCATTATACTCTCTCTATATTAAATTATCTATCCTTTGTCTATGGTTTAAAAAAATAAGTTTGACCTCTATTTTCTTCATTTCTTTTTTTCATTCTATCAAAGAATCCGGGGTCTAAATATTCTTTAATTTGATAACCTATAAGGTAGTCATAAGCTGCTTTAATGTAATATAGGTTTATAAATGGTGTATGACCTTCCGCTAACTCTAAAAATTTTTTACCTGCTTTTTTAGGTTCGTTCATAGTTTTTACCATGTCTATAATTTTCTTAAGATCTGAAGCTGTTGGTCCAGCAGCAGTTTCAAGAAAACCATTACCATATTGATTTTGAACTTCACTCATTATAAAGTCTCCATAAATACCACCACCACCACCTTGCACAAATGCTTGCATTATAACTGATAATTTTTTAGGATCTCTTGGCGATCTACCTGATAACATATCTTTAATAGATAAAACCATGTAACCAAAAATAGTTCCTAACATTAATGTAGAAGCTAACATGGTAGCACCTATTAATTTACTTTCGTCTGGTCCATAAGAATCCATTTCTCTTCGTAAAATTTTTTTATATAAAGAAACTGAAAAATTTTTATATTGCATTACAAATCTATTAAGCTCACCCATGTAAGTTCCTTTAATTGTACCCATGTTTGTTATTGATCTAATTTGAGTATCTGGTTCTGGTGTTCCATGTGTACCCTGATCATTTAAAACATTTCTCCAAGTTAATTCTAAGTTGTTTTTAAAATTTCTTAATTCTCTTGCACTTAATTTTCTACCAACATAACTATTAACAACACTATCAGGAATATCTTTTGCTGCTTCAGCAGTTAAATATCTTTTATTATCAGCAGCTAAAGTTTTAATAGAACGCAACATATTCCATTTACCTTCGTCTATTCCATAAAGTGTTAAAAAATTTCTTTCTCTTTTTTCTAAATCAAAAAATTTAGTTTCCCCTAATGATCCATAATATTTTGATACGCCAAGTGCCATAGAACTTTTTAAACTTGCAACCCATCCATTTAATCCATTCCATTTAAAAAATTTATTTCTTAAATTATTTATTGCACCGGTTCCATCAGCACCATCTGCATATACATTTCCTCTATTTGCAACTACAACAGAATTACTAATAACCTCTAATGCTTCCATAGCAGCTTTATTACTTCCACCAAGTAATCCATTTATTGCTTCAAACAAACCAGTTAATAATCCTCTTCCTTGAAAATTAGTAGATGTCATATAAGGTGCTAGATCTGCACCAGATGTTATCATGGTTCCACCTAATCTAGCCATATCTCCTGTGCTTCTTACCACCATACCTATTTTTGCTAAAGTTTGACCACCAACAGAATTTGCACTTCCATCAATTTGTCCAAAAGCTCCTTGAAAATTTTCAAAATTCAAATCTCTAACAATTTGATAATCTGAGTTTCTATATTTTTTTTTTAATAAAGATAAAATTTTGTTAAATGTATCTTGAGGATTTGTTCCTAATTCTTGCATAATAACAATATTTTTTGCACTACTTGTTAAAACATTAAAAACACTTGTTTGTAGAGAAGGTTCTCCAAATTTAATATTATATTCTTGTCTAGCTTGTAAATCTTTAAAATGTAAAACTCTTGATGAGTTTAAACGATTAGTTACATTTTTTGTTCCATAAACACTATTTGTGCCACCATACTTCATATGATCACCTGACATTAAACTATCATAAATATCACTTAAAATTTTATTAATTTCCATTGGATCATTAACATCAGCAAAAGTTCTTTTTAAATTTAATTTTGTTTGTATATATTCTACCCAAGCAGCTCTGTTATCATCAAGTAACCTTGAGCCTTTACTAGCATTAGCCATTTTTTCTGTGTCATGTGTTGTTCTAGTTATCCAATCGTCTAACTCTCCTATATTAGCTCCTAAATCATTTAATCTTAATCTCCAACTATTTTGAGATTCTTTTAATATTCTAGCAATATTTTTAGCACCTTTTATACCTGTAGGTTCACCAATCATTTCTCTCATAATTTCTAAATCAATTCTACCTTCACTAAAATCATTCCAAGCATCTTTTCCTAAAGCTCTAATAGCATTAACAAGTTTTGTAATTTCAACATTTTCTAAAGTACCTTGTTTTAAACCAATAGAATTTCTAGTAATCTTAGAAAATTTTTGCATACCAACTAAATATCCACGCACAGCTTCTATAGGATTAATTTTTCCATTAGATTCATCTACAGCATCTATTATTGATTCATATCTTTCCAATGCTTTCATATTGCTTTCCGCTAAATTTCTTTTCTTTAAAACTTGCTCATATTCAAACTTATCAATAATTTCTTGTGCTAAAATTTTTTCTGATTTAACTTCTGCTCCTTGAAATTTATTTTCATTAATTTTTATTTTAGCTTCATCTAAAATTTGATTTATTTGTTCGTCTGGCAAAAGATCACCGGTTAATCTTTTAACCTCTTGAAAACATTTAGATAATCTTTTTACATCTGCCATTAACTATTCCTTTTTGTACAATTAGTTCCAGCTTCTATAGCTTCTCTAATTTGAGTTTTATTTTTTATAGAGTTATCAATTTTTTTAATATCATTTCTTTCTTGAATCATAGGCTCAATTAAATCTGTATCTTTGATGTTTAATTGTTTTTGATGCAGTATAGTTCTTTGTTGCATATTTTCTGCTTCAATCTCTAACTCTGATTGATTTTTTTCTTTTATTATTTTTTGTTCTTCTGTTAATGGTTTTAGGTTTCGGTTGGTTATGTTAGATTCTTCTTGTATTCTTATTCTATCATTTTCTGCTCTTTTAGCTTCAATTATATCTCTTTCTGTTTTTTGTAAGTTTCTAATATTTTTTCTATAAATTGTAGCTGATTTTTTGTCTCCATTTTTTATTGAATTATTATACAAAGTATTAAACTCTTTTATTTGATCATCTATCTTATTTAATTGTGGATCTCCTACTCTTGTTTTTTCAGACACAAGATTACCAGTATCTACTGGTTCTCCTTTTAAAACTTTACCAACAGAATAGTCTAATAATTGTCTTTGATTTTCTGGGGAAATTGCTCCTAATCTTTGATAAATATTTGGTTTACCTCTTACTTCCGCAAGATAATCTCCTAATCTACCAAAACCAACATGAGCTGCAGTACCAATTAAACCACCAACTGCTATGTTAGTAATAGCATTATAAGCAGTATAATCAGCCTGTTCTGATTTTGCTACACCATAAACAATAGGTTCAACAGCAGCATTACCAATTATACCTTCTACAGCACCCTTTTTCATTCTAGCTATATTTTTACCAGATTTTGCAACCATAGAAGCAAATCTAGCTTGACCAACAATAGGTACAAAAGATGCACCAATGTTTATAGGATCTAAAAAACTTGTACCAAGAGATTGTAAAAAGAAAAAACTTTTTGCCATTTTATTATTTGGTCCTCTATTTATAATACTTGCTCTTGAATTTTCTAATTTTTTTCTTTCAACTATATAATCAACAACACCTTCTCTTGTATCTTCTGTAAAATTTAAACCTAATCCAGCATATTGTTTATTTAACTCGTCTTTATTTAGATAAACATTACTTGATTGATAGGCTTTTGTTTGATCGTATGCTCTCAATGTAGAAGCAAATGGATTTAGATTCCATGTGTTCATAAAGTTCGCATGAGCAGCATCTAAAAAACTGGTTCTGCTTTGGTTGTACAAAGAACCTATTTCTTCTTTTGATTTTTCAAATGTGCCTAATCCAAGATTAATCATTATATGCTTTATTAAATTTTTTTATTATTGTTTTATCATTTACAACATTTAATTTAGTATGATGAAATTTTGCATATAGTTTCATTGCTTTGTCCATATCACCATCTAACATTGCTTTAATCAAAGCATCAGACCCTTTTTGTCCATAAATATTCATTAAAAATAATTCTTCTTGTTGATCATAAGTTAATTCTTCAAGAATAAATTTTGTAGGATTTTTAGTTTCTTTTGCTTTTTTAACCCAATTTGGAATAGTTGTATTTGCTTTTTTATATTGAGTTTCTAATCTTGATAAAGCTGTTTCAAATGAAGATTTTAAAGGTGTACCATTTTTATCTAATTTAACTTTTCCAGTTTCTTTATTTAAATTATCTTTAGTTTTAAATTGAAAAAATCCAGTAGCTGAAGATTCATTTAATAAAAAATCTTTATCTCCACTATTGCTTTCAACATCATAAACAGCGGCTATAAATTTTTGTAAATTATTTTGTGATTTTTCATTATATATATCACCACCAACTTTATCTAATATAATTTTTTTTGATGAAGTTAAGTTCATGTCTGATGCTGCTACTGGTGAAATCAAAACATCACCTAACGAAAATTCAGAGTTTTTTTTTCCCTCATCAATAGCTTGATCTATTAAATTTTCATTATATTGAAAATAATCATCAGAAGGTGGATCGGGTACAAGTGGTAATTCATCACCAGTTACAGGATAAACAGAAGCTGTATCATAAATTGTGGGGTCTTGATTAGGTAATTTTAAAAGATAATATTCCATTCTTTGACCATCAGCATTTACTACAGGTTGCATCCCAGCATCACCAAAATCAGCATATACAACCATACCTGTCATATCACTATTATTTAAAAATTTAGAATAATTACGAATAGTAAACCCTATTCTTTTTTTAATTTCTTCTTCACTTATAGTTGTTTGCTCAAATCCCATTGAAGGAGGTACTTGAATATTTGCATTTAAAGATGAAGCATAGTGCATATATCCTTGTGGACCCATAAAACGATCTAAATAATTTCCCGGTGAAGTATCTTTTAAGCCAATTAAAATTGCTTCATTTTTGTTTTGAACAGCTGCTACAGGAATTGGTTTTCTATTTATAGTTTTTGGTATTAAAGCAGTTAAACTATTATTAATAACATAATCATCTAAAAAATCATTAGTTGCAGATTCTACAGCATCATCTACACTTGTATTTTTATCTACTCTTAATAGAGTAGCTTTTAATAACGCATCATTCATTTGTAACAAAAAATCAGCCTTAGATTCAGAACCTTCTCCTTGAGCATTAATTACTTCTGCAAAAGATTCTAACTTTTTTGAAATCTTTTTTGAAACGTCATTAGGCTGTATATCATTTTTAATAGCAAGTTTTTTTAAACTTGTTAAACTACTACTATCAAATAAATCTTTAGCCAACTCAACACTATCTGTAGAAATAGCCATTAATATATTTTTTGGTGTTTTTTCATCCTGTAAATGATTAACAATTTTTCCCATATTTTCATCACCAAAAGTTACTTTTAATTGTTCTATTAATTTTAGTTTATCTTCTGATGTAATAGATGTGTCTAAGAATTG